CGAAAACCGAAGAATTAAGAGAAGCCGCGAAAGCGGCTTTTCGCTGACAAGGTACTTGCTATGGTGCGTTTACGAATAAAGCAGCAGACATAAAAGACCTGTCATTTCTTCAGCGGCGTAGTAAGATTCGCAGCAGGAACGGTGACAGGTCTTTTTATGTTTTGCTTTTAAATAATAGGGACTTGCCTTAAAATTTATTAAAAATCAGGCTGTTTTGAAATAATCGGAATTGAATGGAAACCGCGTAAAAAGCAAGGTTTTATGCGGTTTTCCTCAATATCCGGTCTTTAGAACTCTTTAGAAAAAATAAGTATTCTTTGGGTCTATTGGTCACAATAAAGTCACAAAACATTCTTTATCAATTTTTTCAATTTCTATTTTTAAATCTCTTAAATCACGGTGGCCATAAACACGGTTTGTAACGTCGTTTCCAAATGCATGCCCGATCATACGCTTCCGGTCATTTTCATTTACATGACTGTCTTCACAGAGTTTGGAAAAAGTATGACGGCAATCGTGAGGGGTATGTTTTTCTATACCAAGCTCATTTAAAATCTTATACATATTAAGGCGGAAGTTATACGCACACATTGGCAGGAGTGTTCCATATTTTTCATAGCGATGTTTTACCAGGGGATAGACTGCTGAGTGGATGGGGACAATGCGGCCCTTACCGGCTTTTGTTTTTATTCCGCCTTCATAGTAGCCTTGATCCAGGTCAATATGTAATTTTCCTGCCTCTGTGATACGCCAGCCAGAATAACACAATATGAGCAATAGTTCCACGATATCATTGTCTGCATGGTACCATAAGGTCATTAGCTCTGTAGGAGTAAAGGGAACGCCATGTTCATCATCTTCGTCTTTGGTGATCGTTAAATTTCGGCTGTAGTTTTTATCTGAAATATTCATATCAACAGCGAAAGCGCATAACTGGTGGAAAAGGTTGAGAATCAGTTCAATGCTGCTGCGTTTCAGCGGACAGTTATCTATGACGCTTTGAAAGTCAGTAGCTCTTAAAGATTCCCATGGAAGGTCATGGAGTGCAGCACTGTTTTTGTAGGCGGCCTGAGTGGAGTATTTGCTGCTTTGGGAAAATTTGTTTCCTTCATGGAACTTTGCTTCGTAGAAAAGCTGATAAACATCAGCAAATGTCTTAGGCTTTTCTGGTGGAGTTACACCCTTGATCAGGCTGTAGTCCGCCATGAGCTTTTGGGCCAGAGTATCCAGATCTTTTTCGTCTTCAGATAATACTTCCAGATCCTTTTCTATGCCAGGCTTATAAGTGCCGGCTTTGTAGGCAGTCAGTATGATGAAACCCTTCATCCAGTCATCAACGTAACAGAGGGCTGCAGGGCGGTCACCGTCGATATTTGCAGGCGGATGGACTGCATATGGGTTCTTCCGGTTCTTTCCCAGGTAGCGGATGGAGCCGTAGCCGTTGGGAAGGCGGCTGTGCTTTTTTCTTCTTGGCATATATCATTTCTCCTTTGATTGCGACGTCGCAATGATAAATTCCTTTGTTTTGAGGTAAAAATGAGTACAAAAAAGACGCCCCTTGCACAGACGTCCTGGAGATGATATAATTCAGGTGTTGAGACTGATTTATATCATGCCGGGAGACTGGCAAGAGAAAATCTATGTAAGAGGCCGTTCCTGTTGGCGCAGGGGCGGTCTTTTACTTTTTAACAGTAAAAGCTAATCTGTTTGAATGTTGAATACCATAAGTCGAGCACTGACTTACTGCGGGCTTCAATAATCTGCATAAAAACCCTGAGCTGCTTATCTGGAATTTTGGAATTGTTATTGCACAAAAGGCATTTGCCATTTTTTGTGATCCATATTTTAGTAGCATTGGGAGAAGGAACCCCTTTGGCAATATGCACATGAACCGGTTCCAGAGGATCATTTTCATTAACCCAGAAATAAACAGTATATCCAGCGATTTTAAAAACCTGAGGCATCGTCTAAACCTCCTTCAATACCACCTTCTCGTGCTAACTGCAAGATAATGTGCGCAACCGACTCTAATAACTCTTGAAAATATTGAATATCCTCAGGAGAGAAGCCGTCGATATTTTCCCATTTGTATTCAGGAAGCCAGCAGGTAGCTGAATGAAAACCGCCATACACTGGTTTTTCAATACGTACCTCAACTTTTTCCTTTCCAGCTGTTTCAATGGTTTCTGAATGTACAATTTCAGTTCCGTCATTCAATGTCATAAATGGATATAACATAGTGAGCACCTCCATGTTTAGTTTAATAAGTCTGCAATGATAATAGTTAAGTTTTTGTAGATACCTACAGTGATCGGCTGCGTGAAAGTGTAATTGGTAGGCGCAACATCTTCCTCATAACAATATACGGTAACCCATTCTTTTATCGGGTTTACGATCCAGTATACTTTTACTCCTGCTTCTAAATATAAAACGTTTTTCTTGATGTAATCCATTTTGCTACTAGCTGGTGAAGCAATCTCTATAATCAGGTCAGGAGCTCCGGAGCATCCCCGATCAGTAAGCTTATTCGGGTCGCAGATAACAGAAATATCTGGTTCTACCCAGTCTTTATCATCGGCGTCAAGATTAACAGCAAATGGAGCAGGATATACCTGACAATTTCCGTGATGATTACTAATGTACTGATCAATAACAGATGTTAGTTTAGAAACAAGTCTTTGGTGGATTCGACTGGGTGGTGCCATGTCGTAGAATTTACCGTCAATGAGTTCTGCTCTGGTGCCTTCCGGTAGATTCCAGTAGTCTTCAGATGTATACTGACCATTTTTTAATAGTGGCATGTGAACACTTCCTTTCTATGGGTGCGATAAAACGAAAAAGACCCTACAACGAAGTAGGGTCTTTAATGAATACGGTTCCCGGTTGTCTGGAAACAATGTCTTTTATACGGCCGGTATACGGCTTTGTTTTTAGCGTATTCATCATACCCTTATTTTATGTAAATGTCAAGGCAAATATGTTATATATTTGTAAATTTTTTTTGAATTTCATCATCAATCAAGTCAAGTTTTTCATTGGACAATCTAATACCACTTAAAATATCGTGATCTGTTTTAGGGTCATAAATACGGATTTTACTAATTGTTGTAATTTGATTTACAAGTGCGATGCTTCCACATTTCATTTTTAATACTTCTGCCTTCATTTTATCAAGTAATTCAAGATCACGATTAGCAATGTCCAACTTAGGATCGATTATGGCCATTTGATTGTCTGAGTTCTCATCATTCAATTCATTCACTAATTCCTGGAGTTCTTTTATCTTCTCTTTTAAATTTTTTGTTTCGCTGGATATTTTACTTTTTAACATAGCGAATAGTTCATTTCCAAGGAAAATACTTCCATTTTTTAATTTAGTAACATCGGTATGTGGTTTTACTGAAGTGAGAGGGATAATTGTAATAACAGGAGAAGATTTTGCATTGTTTTTGTCTAATACAACAGCATAGTGGAGGCCGCCCTCTTCACTACCAACATTGAAGCCAAGATGAACTTTTACAATTTCGCCACGTTTATATCGTCTAAGGCTCATAGGAGAAAATGATTTTTCAAAATCCAAAAAGGTCATCCAGTCCTTTAACCAATAGCAAAGCTTGTCGGCCTTGCCGTTATCATGAGAATCTTCAGAAGCAATAAGTTTATTTAGATAATCTTCTACATTTTGAAGTGCTTGCTTTTTATGAGAATGGAGTTCATCTGTGCTTTTGGTCTTACTCATTTGTGTATTAGTCCTTTCTATAAATATTTTTTGCCATAGGCTATTTTAACCTTAATTCAATAAGTTCTTTCTGATATCCCAGGATCCGCGCAAGCTGATCTATGGTACACTCCTGATATTCAGAAAGAGTATCGTCTCCGACAAGAAAATCCATTGCAAACTTATTTGCTTCCAATTCGTATCGGTGAGTATTGAAATGCGTACGTGTATCCATAAAAATAGCATTGGCTTTTTTATGTAGAAACATATGTCCAAGCTCATGAGCACAAACAAAAGCCTGTTCGTGTGGTGGCAGATTCTCATCTATATAGATGATATTATTTCTTTGAAAATATTGGTAAAACCCACGTACTCCTATCAATGGGGCAAAGACAAGGATAACATTAAGTCCTAGAATAAGTTCAAAGGGGTTACGTGTCTGGTGCTTGCGGACCAAAGCGTCAGCCTTTTTCTTTATATCCATAGGCTAATCCTTCTTATATTTTTTAGGGGTGTACTTTTCCTTGTTTTTCTTTTTAGCCATTTCCATACCGATCTGCATTGCAGAAAGAATAGAGTCAATAGCTTCTGGGCTTGCTGGATCACCATCAAACATCAGACCTTCCTGGGAAAGAAGCTGTTCGCGGGTATTGTTTAATATTTTTTCAATATCTCTTTCGTCTCGGGCGGTAAGCGTTGGGGCTTTTTCTTTTATGGTTTCATCTGTATTTGATAGTAGGTAGTCAAGAGAGACTTCAAGTAAGTCTGCAATTTGTTGCAGCTTTTCAACACTAGGTTTATTTTTATTAAATTTGTTAATAGAGCTTCTGGCAAAACCTAATTCCTTTTCAAGTTTATTAACGGAGTAACCTTTACTTTTTGCGATGTCTCGTATCTGTTCATATAATCCCATTAGTATACCTCAAAATTTTGCGCAATTAATCCTTGACATACGCAAAACCTTGTGTATAATAAAATCATGAGTTGCGCAAGATTTTGCGAAAGACTAATATTCTTAATAGTTGTTGGCACTTCTGATTGTAGAATATTTTACGCATAAAGTCAATATTATAATCTCAAAATTTTGCGCAATTTATCTTATAGCGAGGAGGTGAAGTAGATGTTATATGACAATGTCAAAAAGATTTGTGAAGAAAAAGGAATAACGATTATGCAATTAGAGCAGGAATTGGAATTTCCACGAAGCTATATTTGCAAATGGAATAATAATGAGCCTGGTATCCGCAAAGTCCAGAAAGTAGCGGACTACCTGGGAGTACCCATTGAGAAGTTGTTAGAGTAGAAAGAAAGGGGGTGAGACGGTGGTAACAGCATTACTAGCAAGACTCCTGCTTGGAAAAAAGAAAGATTTCTTTACTATCCTGAAAATCAAAGGAACAGCATACATGATTTCGATTCAACCCTATGTATCTCCGCTAGAGGCTTTCAAAAAAGCCGTAAATAGTGGTGTATTTACGGCTGACGATTCTAAAGAGGAAGATTAGAAAGGCCCGGGCAGGCAGCTTCCATTTTAAGAATTAAATTGGTATAAAGTTTTGCTTCGGACTTAGAGATAGTGATCGCTTTCTGATTTTTTATGGAATCGTATTCCTTTTTTACGCGTCCATATAGAAAAAGCAATTCTTCATTTGAAAAGTCGATATTCATAGACATTCTCCTTTCTGCATACTCGGCATGGCAGTGCCTGTGATGAAAGGATAGCACGAAGTTAAAAAAATAGGAAGAGGTTAATCCGGAATGTGCGACGGATTATCTGTTTGCAACAGAGTAGGAGGTGAGTGAGATGGTAATATCCGTAGGAAAAAACATACGATGTCAGATAGCAAAAAATCTGCTGTTCGCGCATGGGCAGATAGCAGATTCTGGAAATGTTAATGCTTTGATCGTACTAACAAAGTTTATTTTAAAACTTTCCAAGCAGTTCGATGATGAATTCTTTGAATTGCGGCCAAAAGAACAGGCTTGCAGCTCCGAAAGTCCACCAGATAAAGGTCAATAAGACATTGCATGCTTTAAACAAAGTTTTTTCTTGGTTGAAGCCAAGATATGTGAGCAAGTGTCTAGGGACAAAAATAATGGAATTTATCCAGTAAACGGGACTGAATGTTTCAAAAATACGTTGGCGGTAGATTCCTTCAGCTTCATAAAACATTCGGATGGCACCGTTGTATATGTCTGAGTTTATGTTTGGAAAATTAGTGAAAACATCAGCATTAAAAGTTGCAATCCGGCCATAGTCAATGCGCTGAGCTGTTGGAACTAAAAGATTTTTTATTCCGGCTTTTTTGAAAAGAGAGATAATTTCGTTTTTATAAGTTGGAAATTTAGGTGATTCACCAGCAAGCCAGCTTAAGTGCATTTTGCTTAAGTGCTTTATGCGGAAAAAATAGTAAATGTTAATTATGACCTTATAAATTAAGACAACAATAAAAAGAATAATTAGGTTGTTACCAAATTTGGCCATGTAGTTCTCCTTTCTTTTGTACTCGGCTCTGGCGGGAGCCTGTAAGTACAGTATAAGACGGAAACAAATTAAAAGCAATGTAGGAGGTGTTTACATGGAAAAACGATATCTTTCACCAGAAGATGCAGCTCCGTTCCTGGGGCTGTCGGCAGCGGCCGTAAGAAAGTACATGCGTAATGGAAGCATGGACCTGGGAATGGTATTAAGTCCTCAAAAGACGGGGACTAAGACCTGGCGGTACAAGATCTATCCGGAGAAGTTAAAGCAGATTACCGGATCCAGTGTGCCAGGATATGAATAGAGCTTGGAAAGGAGAGAGAAGTAATGGCAAAGATCAAGAACTATGACGGTCAGACAGACATGGAGCTGTCCTATGTGGCAGTGCAGGCAACCAGGCCAAAGAAGAAAACTGTGGACTGGGTAGGCATCACGGAGACATTTATAGCCGGTGGCATGTGGGTGATAGTATTCATGATGCTTGGGGCTGCACTTGCGGTCCAGGTGCTGTGATGGCTGTGCGGGAAGACCAGTGCGGTACCTGCATCAGGAAGAACCGGTGTATGGAGATAAGCCGCTTACAGGCATGCAGAGGCTACATAAAAAAGGACCCAGGCAGCGGCAACTGCGGAAGGTCCGGTAACAAAAACATTTTACACCCTCATTATACGGAGGGAGAAGGAGAAATGCAAGATGGCAAAGACAATAAAGATCACCAGCAACAATGAAATTTCCGTTGTTGATGTGGATTTTGATGATTACAGGGCCATTCAGAAAGTTGTGGGTGGCATGTTTGAGACAGTAAAGACGCAGAGGATGTTTGACTACTTTGGTAAGCCAGTAATGATGCTGGTGGATGAAGAAGGCATCTTAAAGCAGCTTCCATTAAACAGGACAGGATCCCGCTTTTATGGGTATCCCATTGTAGGGGATTTTATCCTGGCAGTTCCAACGTATGAGGATATCGTAGCTCCAGATGAAACGGACCTTATAGAATGGAAAGAGCGTCTGATCCGGGACCAGAACCTGAAGGAAGTGGAAGCATGAGCCGCCCGCAGCACTACCCAGACAGCCGTATCCAGATCACATCACCGTTTTTTCTGTTAAGCTGCAGCTGTGGCCTGCGTAACTGGTCTCTTCTGGGTGAGATTACTCCGTGCCCGAACTGTGGCAGACTTATGAAGCTGGAAGGTGATGTAAATGGTGACAAAAAAGCTGTTTAACAGCCGGGAAGAGTGGCTGCGGGGGAGAAAGAACCACATAGGCGGTTCGGATGCAGCCGCCTGTGTGGGGCTAAATCCTTATAAGGATAATGTACAGCTCTGGGAAGAAAAGGTAGGACTGGTGCTTCCGGAAGACATTTCTGATAAGGATTATGTCCAGTATGGAACAGAGGCGGAAGAACATCTTCGTGCGCTGTTCGCGTTGGATCATCCGGAATACAAAGTCTTTTATGATCCGGATAACATGTTTACCAATTCTAAGTATCCCTGGATGCATGCTTCTCTGGATGGGGAGCTTCTGGACAGTACCGGACGTCATGGGATCCTGGAGATCAAGACCACAAACATCCTTCAGGGTTCCCAGTGGGAGAAATGGAGGGATAAGATCCCGGATAATTACTTCTGCCAGGTACTCCATTATCTGGCAGTAACAGAATACGATTTTGCAGTCCTGAAAGCCCAGATCAAAAGTGGTCAGGGAGAACGGATGCGGATCGAGACAAGGCATTACTTTATTGAACGTAAAGAAGTCGAGGAGGATATAGAGTGCCTGGTAGAGTCAGAACGGAAGTTCTGGAACTGTGTGGTCACGGGTACCAGGCCGGATCTGATCCTCCCGGCAATATAGGAAAAGGAGAGCGTACATGATGGAACTGAAGATCTACAGCCCGCAGGATACGGGCTTTATCCAGAAAATCGACTGGAACTATGACGAACTTAAAAAGGAGATCGCAGCAGCAATAGAAAGCTATGCCAATTCTGTTTATACAGATGACATGATCAAAAAGGCCAAGGAAGACAGGGCTAAACTGAATAAGGTATCGGATGCATTAAAGAAAGAACGTACCCGCATCCGCAAGAAGCTCCTGGAGCCGGATGAGCAGTTCGGAAAAGAAGTCCAGGAACTCACAGGCATGATCCAGAAGGCAGCGGCTAACATTGACGGTCAGATCAAAGGCTACGAGGAACGCCTGCGTGAGGAGAAGACCGCCAAGGTCAGGGAATTCTATGAGGATAACATCCATGACATTGGCAAGTATCTTCCGTTTGAACGTGTGATGCAGCCAAGATATGCCTTGGCTTCCACTACCATGAAGTCCATCAAGGAAGAGATCCTGGCGCTGATCCAGAAGGTGGATGAGGGCCTGGCTGTCTTAAATGAAGTGGACAGTCCTTATGCCGGTGATATGAAGAAAGTCTTTTTGGAGACTTATGATATTGGCGCGGCCATGGCGAAAAGGAACCAGCTGGAGGCAGAGGAACAGAACCGCAGGATTTACCAGGAAGAAATGGCAAGGAGAAAGGCAGAGCAGGAAGCACAGAGGAAAGCCGCAGCTGAGAGCGTGATGGCGGCTGGAAGACAGGAGCCGGTACAGGCAACTCCTGCAGAACCTATTAAGACAGAAGTTCCCAAAATGGAGACCGTGGAAGAGCCGGTCAATGTGATCGACTTCAGGGTCTATGCCACCAGGGAACAGCTGATGAAGTTAAAAGGATTTTTAAAAGAGAATGGCATCCGGTTTGAACCGGTACCGAAACAGTAAGAGGAGGATGTAGAAATGGCAGTAGCAAATAAATTGGTTAATAAGCCGGTACAGAAGGTAGAAACAACAAAGTATATGGCAAACGGTATGCAGGTAACACTTACACCTGGAACAGTAAAGAATTATCTGATCAGTGGGGATAAGGACAGAGTATCTGATCAGGAAGTTGCGATGTTTATCAACCTGTGCCGCTTTACCGGTCTTAATCCATGGCTTCGTGAAGCGTACTGCATTAAGTACGGAAATGAACCGGCAACTCTGGTAGTTGGAAAGGATGCATATTTCAAGAGGGCAGAAGCACATGCAAGCTATGACGGCATGGAAGCAGGCATCATCGTCCAGAATGAAGAAACAGGTGAGATCAGTTACAGACAGGGAACTTTGAAGCTTCCCGGTGAAACATTAGTGGGAGGCTATGCGGAAGTATTCCGCAAGGACAGAAGCCACAGCTTCCGCATGGAAGTTTCTTTTGATGAATACGCAGGAAAGAAGAAAGACGGAAGTCTTAATTCACAGTGGTCCAAGAAACCCGCGACTATGATCCGTAAGGTTGCTGCGGTACAGGCATTAAGGGAAGCTTTTCCACAGTCATTTGCAGGCATGTATGTAGCAGAAGAGATGGGAGCTGCAGAACCGGAGTATGCTGCAGGAGATGTGATCGATCCACAGACACAGCCGGCCATTGAAGAAAAAGCTGATGTACAGCAGCCTGTTTCTTCAATGCCACAGCCACAGATGGATGCAGCGGATGACTTTTTCAATTAGAAAGCATGATAGAAGGGAGGTGATCAAGGCATGGCGATAACATTTGACAGCATTGGCAATGGCGGGCTGCAGGAGAAGTTCAACATGGCCCTGAGACAGATCGGAAGGAACATCCTGGATCCGAACATGGATCCGGAAGCTGCCAGGGAAATGACGATCAATATCAAGTTCAAACCGGCCGGGCGTGGGAACCTGAAGGTAGAGTATAACGTGAAGCCGAAACTGGCCGGATTTAAGAAAGCGGAGACCATGTTCCTGGTGGGACAGGATTCCAGTACGGGCCGTATTGATATGTCAGAGCCGGGGAGCAGGCTCCCACAGGTCAATCCGGTACAGGAGATCCCTGCAGCTGCTTATGAAGAGGTCAGCCCCGGCAGAAGGGCGGATCCGGAGACGGGTGAGATCTTTGAAGAACGCAGGACCGGGCCGATTGACTTAAGGAGGCAGCAGGCATGAGGAAGGAAGAAAGCTGTGGAACCTGTAAGTATTACTCACCAGTTGATGAAGATGCCTTTTTATGCAACTGTGAGGAGTCAGAGTATTACTGGGATTATGTAACGAATGAAGATTACTGTGGTTGTCATGACCAAAGAAATAAATAAGTAAAAGGAGAGAAAATCAATGTTAGAAGGTTTAAAAGATGCCCTGGAGCATGTGGAAGATCTTGCCAGGGAAAATGAGAAAACAGAAGTGGTGGAGATCTGCGGTCATACATATGCCAACAAGGCACTGAGAAGATATGATACCGCCAATTATGCAGAGCCTGTAAAGGCCACGACTCTTTCGGCACTGGCAGATTACATCGTAAACTGCAGGGAAGAGTTTACGGAAGGCAGAAGGATGATCGTCCATGTGGTAAGCCCTACAAAGGTCAGGCTGATGTCTGCCCTGGATGGGGAACGTAAGAGAGAGGTCCTGTTTGAAACAGACGCCCAGGTTTCCGGCTTCCACTTTGACCAGTGGTACGACCAGGAAAGCTTTATGATCAGTCTGCAGGCCAACTTCGCAAAAACGGCGGACCTGGATGCGGTGCTCCTGCTTGCCGGAAATATCGAGAGAAAGAATGAACAGACCTATTCCGATGACGGTTGTACCCAGGTGGCAATCATGACCGTGGGTGTGGCAGCCAAGGCAGATGCGATCGTACCAAATCCAGTCCAGTTAAGACCTTACCGTACCTTCCAGGAAGTGGAGCAGCCGGTCAGCCAGTTTGTATTCCGCATTGGAGACAGAGGAACACCGGAGTTTAAACTGGTGGAAGCAGAGGGCGGCATCTGGAAGACAGAAGCAGTAAGAAAGATCAAGGATTATCTGGAGTTAGTCCTGTCAGAACAGGATATGGCTCTTAGAAATCGTATCACTATCATCGGATAATCTATCGTATTTGGAAAAGCTTGTTTTACTACCTTAAAGGTCAGGATCATATGTCACGATATTAAATGACCAGAGGTGTTGTACCTGAAAGGGGCGGAGCATGACCCAAGTCTCTGACCACCGCCCCTTTTAAAAGAAAGATGAGGATCGTTATGGGAAAGTCACAGCGGGAAAAAGGAAAACGCGGGGAACGGGAACTGGCCGGAAGGTTAAGGGACCACGGCTATGACTGCCGCAGAGGGCAGCAGTTCTGCGGTGCCAGCGGTGATGCGGATGTGACCGGTCTCCCAGGCATCCATATAGAATGTAAGAGAGTGGAACGGTTAAACCTCCAGGAAGCCATGGAACAGTCCAAAAGGGACGCCAGGACCGGAGAGATGCCGACTGTGTTCCACCGCAGGGACCGGTCAGAATGGCTGGTCACAATGAGATTAGAAGACTGGATCCAGCTCTACAAAGAGTGGGAGGCTGGACAGCAGATAACGGAAGGAAAGGAAAATGCCAAGACAGCAGAAGCCAGGTCTTAGTTACTTTCCTCTTGATGTCGATTTTTTCACGGATAATAAGATCCGGATCCTGCGTGCAAGGTTTGGCAATAACGGGATCGCGGTATATATCTATTTACTCTGCGAGATCTACAAAAAAGGCTACTACATGGAATGGAACGATGATTTTAAGTTCATCCTGGCAGCAGACCTGAATCTCTCAGATGGGTTCATAGAGCAGGTGCTGACATTCTTGCTTGAACGGTCACTACTGGACAGCACACTTTTCAAGTCGGACACTATCCTCACCTCACCCGGAATACAGAAACGGTATCAGCTGGCGGTTAAGGAACGCGCCAAAAAGACACCGGTGGTAATAAAGGGTTTCTGGCTTTTGGAAGCGGATGAAACGGAACCCTTTATTAAAGTGAACCCTTCTTTTCATTCTTCCCGGAAAAATGAGGATAATTCCCGGAAGAATAACGATTCTTCCCGGAAAAATGACATAAAGGAAAGTAAAGTAAATAAAAGTAAAAAAAATAAAATGATAGGCGCGGAGCTGCAAAGCAGTCCTTGCCCGGATACCGTGTATGAGTTGCAGTTACTTGACGGAAGCTTTTATCCGGTATCAAGGGATTCTGTAGAGAAGTACGGACAGCTTTATCCGGCTGTTGATGTGGACCAGGAATTCCGGAAGATGATCGGCTGGCTTGACTCGCATCCGAAAAACAGGAAGACAGCCAGAGGCATTGATAAATTCATTAATGGCTGGCTGAGCAGGACACAGGATTCAGCAAGACCGCAGGATACGCCTAAAACAGGTCCTAAGAACCGTTTTCATAACTTTACCCAGAGTGATACGGACTATGATGCGATCGCCCTGGAGAGAGTACGCAGCCAGCTTACGGGGGAGGGAAGATAACAGTGGAGACAGAGAAGAACAAAACAGAGATCCTTGCAGTGGATCAGAAGGTTTTGACCGGTGAGGTAGAGGAATGGTACCAGAATGTATCTCTGGAAGATGCAGAGGTATTTATCCGGTCCAACCTGCAGTCAGTAGTTCGCAGTGTGATCGCAACGGGATTTTACCTTAAACATATCAGAGATAATGAGCTGTACCTGGAAGCAGGATATAAGAACATTAATGAGTATGCCATGGACAGGTTTGGTCTCAGTGCCTCTGCCACATCCAGATACATCACCAGGAACACAAGGTTTTCCAGGGGCGGGAACAGTCCGCTCATAGATGATAGGTTTAAGGACTTCAGCAAGAGCCAGCTGCAGGAGATGCTTGGCATGAGTGATGAGCAGCTGGAACAGGTCACACCGGATATGACGGTCCGGGAGATCCGGAACATGGCAAGACCAAAGGAGATCCCTTACATAGAGATACCTGGGCAGACAGAGCTAAAAGATATCCCTGGTGTTATGCCGGAAGAGAGGACGGAAAGCTTTGAAGCATCAACGGCGGAGCTGTTTGATGTGGAAGAGGATGAAAATATGGTTCAGGCGGTGACAGGTAAGCCTATTAGCCAGGAAATACCGGTTGCAGAGCTGATGGAAGAGGAAGATGCGGAAATTGCGACGTTGCAATTGCTTCCGGAAGAGACTGCTGCCAATGAGCAACGGAATGAACCTGTAGAAGCTGCCGAAAAGCAGCAAATGGGCCATTGCTTACACCGCCCAGAATATGCGTGCTCTTTACCGGAAGAATACATGCACCGGCCCGGAAGTGGAACGGACTGTGCCCATGAGTGCTGCTGGGAGTGTGTCAAACATGGGGAGTGCAAGCTTGAATGCAACAGTTCGGCTGATCGCCCTGAGACAGAGGAAGAGATTGCGACGTCGCAAACGGATAATGAGGCTTCCGAAGATGAAGTGAAAGAGCGTATAGATATAGAGCTTTTGAGGGAGTTACTGGAGAGAAAGAAGCAGCTTCTTAGCAAATGTCTGGGAACTCCCGGCATTGATAAGTCAGATGAGCATATCAGAATGCAAAAGCTGGAAGTAGGTGCTTTGGCTTCCATGCTGTGTGAGCTGGAAGATTTGGAAGAGAAAAAGGATAGACCGAAGCAGCCAGAGCTTCCACCGCTTAGGAACAATGACCAGAGAGCAGCCTTTATTGATACATATGAGACCTGGCCACTCTGGATCGATAACCAGGAGACCGGTGAGCGGTATTACCGATATGATCTTCAGGATGGGACAAGCTTCGTTATCAAGACGTATCACTCCATGCTCTATGACTGGAAAGCTGATGTTGCCATGAGGTACAAGGAAGGGTATGGAGCAAATGAGGAGTATCTTCTGGAGCCTGGAAAGTTCTTTAGGGATTGCCGGGTAAACAGGACAGCTTTAATTGAAAAGCTGAAAGAGATACAGAGAGGGGAAAAGAAATGAACTGTAAAGACTGCAGCTATAAAAAATTTTATGATGGGAACGGAAGGCCAGGGCGTTATTACTGCTTTCATGATGAAGCCAAGTTCGCACGGAGTGAATGCGAGCCTCATCCTATGATCTGCAGAACAGGAAGACATGATGACAAATTAACTATTAAAACCGCACCAAGATGGTGTCCGTTGAATAAAAAGGAGAAGGGCAATGATCATAAAACAAATTGCAATAGATGAGGCACTGGAACTGCATAAAAGAGGGCTTATGGTGGGAGTGCTCCAGCCGGTAGTACCGGAACCTAAGAACCTGGATGATTATGAGTTCCTGACATTGAAGAAGATCCTAGCTGGATGTGAGTTCTTCCGGATCGTGCTGGAGGAAGAAAAAAGAGAGACAGAGCCAGTTGAGAAGGAGCCAGCAGAAGTAACAGAGCTGAAAGCTGTGGAAGAGAAGCCAGCTATGGAAACCAAGGAAAAATCAGAGCCACCAAAGCCAGAAGTAACAAACAAAAAGCAGATTGATGTTGGAAAAATGAAGGCGCTTCGCAATGCTGGGTGGAGCATGAAGCAGATCGCTGAGGAAATGCAGCTTGCACCAAGTACAGTATGCGGGTATTTGAAGAAGATGGAGGAAGGAAAATGAAGATCAGATTATCAACTCAGGGTATGTCCCTGAATGTAGAGGTACCGGAAACTAAGGCAATAATGGTATATCGTGGGCTGGCGGAAAAACTGCTTATACATGCGTGCGCTCAGGAAGCACAAATGCCGAAAACAGTGCTTCAGCCTAAAATCGTAGTAAATCCACCAATGCCTCCTGAAACTATAAAGCAACACATTGAGGCGGAAACTCAGGAAAATCCTACCTTACCAGAAACGGAAGAGAAACCAGAAAACGAGGGATACACTGGCTTCATGAAAATCCGATGCAGCAAATGTGGTAAGGAAAGGACTTTTTGCAGCAAGTCACCTTTAACGTATTTCAAATGCATGGAGTGCGGAACAAAGACAGAGCTTGTAGGATTGGCTAAGTTATATGCTGACTGTAGATGTGGCCGTAACTCTTATTATTTTACAAATATCGAAGATGCGGAAATTGATGTTAAGTGCATTGATTGTGGAACTGCTATAAAAACTGAGTGGGATGTAGCGAAGAAATGTTACAGAACGGTAAAAGAGGGGGATTAGTCATAATGCGATTAACAGAAAAGGATGACTTGGGACATTGGTTCTTAAAAGGGCTTGAATGGGGACAGCTGCGGGAAGGAAAGGTTATTACCAAGGCTGTAGCACAGAAGTTGTATGGTGCGCTATGTAAGCTTAAGGACTATGAGGATACGGGCTGCAACCCAGATGACGTAGAACGTCTGAATGACTTTACCCAGAATGAAGCTGTAAAACTGGTGCAAAAGCTGAATGCAGAAGAGAAGAAGCACAGATGGATCCCGGTGGAGGAACGGCTGCCAGAACTTGGGGAATATGTATTAATTTCATTTTCCAACTTCTCAGTCCCAGCCATTGGAAGATATGACGAGGACGAAGAGGGCGGAGCATGGTTTATTGGTGATGAGACAGAATCACTTGTTAGTCAGGATATGTTTGTGAATGCATGGATGTCGTTGCCTGAGCCATACAGGGCAGAGGTTGAAGAAAATTAAGATACGGAGGAAAATGAAATGGGATTAGCAGATACGTTTGGCGCAGAGGATAGAGTGCAGGTGAAGTTTTCAGATTTTTATAAACTGATGAAACAGGCTACGCAGTATGAAATAGCCATGAATGCGGTGGGATGTGATGTGCCGCATAGATACATCAGAGAATGCATGACAGGAGTAAAAGAGCCGCAGAAGCAGGGTATACAGATTGAACTGGAAAATCCGGCGAATAAGAGCATGATGTCAGCCAAGAAAGGACAGGTCAATGGATAGGACATTAAAGGCTGTATATATTTGGATAGTCCTGGCCTTGGTCTGGATGGGATTAGAGCTGTTACTGTACGGCGAAATCCAGCTGAGGACAGTAGATGATATTATGTGGTTTCTGTTTTTGCCATTTATTTATATGGCGGTAAATTAAGATTTAGGAGAAATTATGGGACGAAAATATCCAAATTTAAAAGATCGCTTATACGCAGCGTATAATCTTAT